TTCACTTTATCAGCCCAAAAAGCTGCTGACATTTTGCCTTTTGCAATATTTTTAGCGTGTCTTGCCTTAAAACTGCGCCTTTTTGACTTATCTGCCTCCGACTCTCCCTTTCTTGGTGGTTTTGTGTCTGCCCCTTGCGCTCCAAATCTAATTAATTTTATTTTGTCACCTTCTTTTGCCAAGACAACATGAGACTTTGTTGGATGTGATGGAGTTCTTTTAGGTTTATTAAAAGCAGATAAACCAAATCTTTTTAATCTTGGGTCTTTGCTCATCTGTTTCTTGTGCTACAAAATTCTGTTGCTTTTACTCTCTCACATATAAATACATATCTCCATATAGGCTTTATTTTTACAACATCAATCAATTTTGGTAAATACCAATATTTCAACCCATAATCAGTGACAGCACCAATAACATCACCAGTAGTAGGTCTTGCTGATCTCCAGAAATTTATAAAATGCTGCTCAACTATCCCATTTATACATTGAACACCCATTACTGGAAAAGTAATAATTAAAGTGCTTGTAGGCTTCATAACGTGCCAAACATTATCCATAAACTGACTTGGATAACCATAAGAATCAATATCAATGACATCAAAAGTTTTTTTATTATTTATTAATTCAAATAAATGTTGAAAACTGTCTCCTGTAGTTTCTTTCGTACATTTATATAATTTGCCTTTTTGTTTATAATGCTCTGAAAGGTTGCCTTGCCCTGCAAACAATTCAAGAATATCACCATAAATATGTTTATCTAATTTAATTAATTGCTGAATTTTTTCTTGTGGGTGGTGGTGACTGTCTAAATATTCATTTTGTTTATATCTTAACCGATCATGCTTCTCAGCATTTTTTGTTTTAAATTCTTCATTAAAAAGATTATATTGAAAATTCATTTGCCTTTTCTTCTCATAGCCATGTTATGAGCCTGTGTAAAACTCATGCCTTCTCTCATCTTACGTTTCATATATTCCATGTGAGCCTTTGTATGCCCATGTGTTTCCTGGTGCTTCTTTAAGGTGTTTTTTTGTCTGGTGGTTAGTTTCACAGTTACCTCCTTTTGTTGTACTTAGTATAGATAGATGCGTCTGCTGTTCTCGCCTTATCTCCTCTCATATAACTATTTACTCTACCAAAAGACCAAGCTTGCATTGTTGTATTTCTTGAGCCACCAGATAAGTAAGCTCCCTGCCCTTTGCGGTAAACCTCTGCAAGCTCACCATAAAAGAATCTTGTGCCGTCAGCCTTTTTTTTAAGTGCTTTTTTTACGCTTTCGCTGAGAGGTTTTCTTCTTTTTCTTTGTGGTGACATTTTGAGCAACCCTTGATTTTTGTACAGCTTTTATATCAATAAACTCTCCTTTTCTATAGGCTTCAGCAGTCCTTTTTATTTCAGCCGCTTTCGCAGCCCTATTTTTAGAACCAGATAAGTATTTTTTAGCAATACCTGTCTTTTTGTCTTTAGGAACTCGCCTTAGTTTCTTCCTTTTCACTTGTTACCTTTTTAGATTTTTTAGCAGTAGCTTTTGGTTCTTTCTTTGGTTCATCATAAGATTGAACTTTAAATTGATAACCCATTACTTTTTGCCTCCCTTCTTTTTCTTCTTTGACTTTGGTTTCATGGTAGAACCATATCCAACACCTTTAGGCATAACAATAAAAGTAGCTGCCTTTATATTACTTCCTTTTACGTTTTTTAGCACTTGATAATGCGATAGCCTGTGCTTGTTTTAATGTTTTGCCTTCCTTCATTAACAAACGAATGTTTGCAGATATAGCCTTCTGTGACTTACCTTTTTTAAGTGGCATCAACTCATTAAAAACTTTTGTACAAGTTTTCTTTCTTCTTTTGTTGTAGCGTCAAGGATAACACCTTCTCCAAGTTTTATAAGCATTTTCTTTTCATATCCTGAGCTTTTTTTAATTGCATCTGCAAGCTTCTCAGGGACAGTTTTATCTTCTGGGAATCTTTGAGTTAAAGCTAGAGCGTCATCTAAGTTCATAAAAGTTTTAAAGCATTGTCCAAAGTTTCCTCTACCCAAGTATAAAGTCGAGGAGCTATGTCTTGTAACCCATCAGGATCAAGAACATAACAAGTAAATGATTCAGCAAATAGTTCTCTTGGGTTTTTTCTGGAATATCCAGTGACATATTTCATGCCACCAAGTTTCCTGTATTTATTTCCAAGAACATCTGCTCCACTTCCTTTGAAATGAACCTGATGTCCTATTTCGTGAATCATAGTCGTTATCCATTCTAGATCCTCTCCTACATTTTCGCCAGTAACAAAAAATTCTCTTTTTGGTGAGGGTGCTGAATAGTCTCCTTTTTTCCAGTAGTCTGCATAAGCTTTATTTTGTTTAAGCAATTCATTTGTTTTTTCTTTTATTTTTAAAGCGTTTGCTTTTGTAATTCTTGATGATCCAGTTCTAACTTGAGTCTGAACATTTGTTCCTAGTATTGAAGTATATCCATCATTACCCCCTCCAGCGGGTCTAAAATATCCTTCAAAATCGTCCCGAAAACGACTGCTTGCAAGGCTTTTTGCTCTTAAAGATTTTACTTGCAATTTCATTTTTGCTTTCATCAAGGCATCTTGGTAATTAGTTGAAAATTTATCAACAAATTTTTCAGTCGTATTTAATGAGGCATCAAAAGCGGCTCTATTTTGCACAACAACTCTTTCAAATAATTTATTAGTATTTAATGTATCTCCACGCAAATTCAAATTATTAAACAATCTAGATTTATCCATAAACTTTCTTAATTTTTTAGTATTAGTCTTATTTCTTCCTCCAACAGCCTCAAGGCCATCTAAACTGTCATCTACAAACTGCTGAACAGTTGTTTCATAACTATCTTGTAAATATTTTTCTAGGGTTTCTGATGCGACTGCCGTAGAGCCAGTTATAGGTTTGCGTTTTGGTTCTGGCTTTGGTGTAGGTGTTGGCTTTGGTGTTGCAGCAACAGCCTTTCTTGCAGTATCTGTAATTATGTCGCTAGGCTTGCCATATTTATCTCTTAAGTAAGCTAAACTCCTTTTTTGACCATCATTTCTAACAATCTGCCTAATTGCTGTTTGTCCAGATCCAGCTTTTGCCGCCAGTCTGTTAAAGAAAGCTGCTTTCTCTACGCTTCCAAGAGTTTCAATTTGTATTTCACTAGGTTTGAATTTGCCTATTCTTTGACTATATAGCCAGTCTCCGTACGCTGTCCCTTGCGGAACTCTGCCTGTAGCTGATGGTCTGGTGTCAAATTGTGTTGCTGGCGGCTTTTCAAGGTTAGGATATTTCTTTTGCAAACCATCAAAGTCCACAACAGGGACAGTAGTAGATCGACAATTAAAGTGTTGCGGTGGTGTCGGGCCATTGTTGTAATCAAACTTTTGTCCATCAAGTCGCTGACAAATAGGACTTGTTCGAGAATCTAGCGTTGCAACATACTCATATCTAGGTGATACCTTTTTATTTGCTGCATAAACAGCCTGTGATGCTTGATTTGTAACTTGATTAACAGATGTTCTAACAATAGTCTGGATCTGATGATTAGCCAGTTTTGTTAATTCCCCACCAGCGGCAGCAATTTGTTTAACATTTGCCTTTTGTAATTTATCAAAATCAAGTCTGCCAATTAATCTCCTACTAATTTGGTCTAATGTCTCACCAGCAAACACTCCTGACCTTACTGCTAAATCTAACCTCTGGGCTGAGGATTCTGCTATGCCCCTAAATGCTTTTCTAACTGTGTTGCCATTTGGAAGTGTAATTGATGCTCCCTGTTGGGCTGTAAGTCTAAACTTTCCAGATCCAAATTCTTTAAAATTATCCTCAGTAAATGCTTTGCTAGTAAATATATTTACCTCTGATGGGTCAGTCATTATTACTGAGTCTGCGTACTTTTCACTAATAGCAACACTATTAATAGGCACTCCGCCTGATGCTGTTACTTTTTTTAGTTCATTGACAATAAATTCGCTCTGAAGCTGTGCAACTCCCTGTAATTCTTTTTTCATATCGAGGGTTGATCTAGCCCACCAAGTATCCAAGCTGTCACTTGACTGTTTAATTATGGCTCTTAATCTCTTTCTTGTTTGGGGTGCAATAATTCTTGCCCCTCCCTTTGTTATTTCTGCAACCTGTCTTTGATCTATAGACCTTAACTGCTTTGCTGCATTAAGGATTATTTCGTTATATGTACGGACATACTTTTCGGCAACAGCGTTTCCATACCTATTGATGTCAATAGTTTCTCTAAAAAAGACCTCTGGTGTGGACATTTATCATTCGTCCTCTGTGTCCGCTGGCTGTTGTGTTGGGGCTGCTGGTTCTTCTCTTTCCGTCAGTCCTCCATTCTGTGTTGTTTCAATTTCATCTTCTACGTCAAAGTCATCACCAAGAATCTCTCCAGCCGATAGCTGATTGAGTAATGTTTCCTGACTGATAGTGCCAGAGGTAAACAATGCAAGTAATGACTGGATCTCTTGTGGCTCTAGTCTAGTTGAAACAAAGTCTCTGTTCACAAAGCTGCTTCCAGCGTTAGGTTCATTAAGATATTCGCTATGGAACTTAAGGCAATTATCAATCAAGTCTTGCATCTGCTGTGCAACAACCATCATTGTGCTGTCATTTTGTGATCTATCTATCCTTTTAGCCTCTGCTGTTTCTCCTACCAACTTCTGCCCAAGTACCGCAGCTAATGACAATGTATTTATCTGCTCTTTAAGATCACCAAGTCTTTGAAACTGGCTGTCATAACTATCTCCTGATGGACTTACATATTCAAGTCTTGATTCTGGTGGTAAGGCCAAAGCTTCACTTGGGCCTGTTGTTATCTCATCAGCATTTGGATAACCAAAGACAGCAAGTAATGGTACAGAACTGATATGTAAAATATTATCCAAGTCTGATTGAATCTGGTAATGCTTAAGGTTTAACTCTGCTATGTCATATAAAGGGCTGCGGCTTTCGTAATATCCAACTCTATTTGAATACGCTATTGCAAAAGGAATCTTATCTTTAAGGCTCATTTCACCTTCATCAAATAATTTATATTCACTATTCTTTTTTTCTTTTCTATGAATCTCATATCTGCCACGTTCTAAAACTCTTATCTGTTTAACTTGCTTTTCACCATACTTTCCATCAGGTTCTACAACATTCTCCAACAACCTTAACTGTGTAAGCTGTCTTGTACCATCTATAACTTCACTTCTCCATCCAAGAATATTTCGTGGTGAATATGTTACCCAATAAGGTCTTGTCTTGTCTCCATCTTTAGGTGCATCTACTAAGACCCCAACATGACCAAATGATATTGCTGTCCTGGCTGTTTCATATAACCAGACATTTAGATCATTACCCTCTAAATCTACATCAAATAATTGTTCTCTTACTAAGTCAGAAACATCATCAAGCCTTACAGGTTTTCTTGTGAGCATACCTGACAGCATTTTCTCAATTCGTTGCAAGTAAGGAACAACAGTAGATCTAGATAACCTTACGTCATAACTATCATCTGTTTCTCTTGCCTCCTGTGGTAAATATTTTCTATGTTCACTCCTGATCTTGTATGTGCCTTCCTTCAAGTCTGTAATCAAATCCCAAAACTGTGCCATGCGTTGATATGCCGCATTAGGTGATTCAACTGTTGAGACAGCCTGTGTTATAGGTTGGTTGTAAATATTTAATGAGCTATACACAGTTTTTCCTCATAGTACCATTGCTTTTAATATATTCTAATTCCTGTTGGTC